GCTTCATCCATATTTTTTTACCATTTCCATAAACTTGGTTGGTGTTCCAGCACCTTTCGCGGTATTGTAAAAATCTTTCCAATAAGTTGCCTGTTCTTCCAATGTTTTCGGCAAGCGTTTTGGTACACGCCGGTAGTGAAGTCTCGCCATCACTATCTGTGCTGCTATGTTTGTTGTCAAAATGAATCGCCAGTCATCTTCCTGGGGATCGGTAAAGTATCTCCAATCCAGGTTGCATGCTTTGGCAACTGTTTTCATCAATGCTGGCCTGTGAGATAGATAGTTCTTGATAACGTCTACAGCAACCCATGGTTCACACTGGAACAGGCCACGGGCAACATTATTTCCGCCTACTTGCATCAAATAAACATACTTTGACTCAACCAGACCAGTATTGTATATCAACTCCAATGCTTCCGGTGATGAATACTTCTCACCCATCTTCTGAAGCACGTCATTTATGACGTTTTTCATTTGTTTCTTTTCAAGCATATTATTTCCGCATGAAACGCAAAACAAACATAATACTAAAACGAGTTTTTTAACTGCGTTAAGAATTTGTCGTCCAGTTTGGTTTTGGTCGATTTAACATATTTTTCTGCCAGGTCGAAAAACAATTCTTTTAAGAATGCTTCCGACATGACTACACTAAGACCTTTGCGCAGTACTACCCGCGTAAACGGCAGCCAGCCAAGTGCGATAACACTTACGATACTGCCAGCCACGGCCATCCAATGTGCCTGTACCCACTCTATCATTTCTTTCTCCTGTTATTATTTTTCACTAATTCTTTTATTTCCGCCAGGTCACGCTTTATATATTCAAAATTCAAGTCCACAACTGCTTTATCGGCCTTGAGTGACACTTGCTCTTCCACTTGCGCCAGATTGTTAGTCATTGCTCCCCAAGACACAGCCATGGTCACAGCCAGCATCGCTATGGTGATGATGTTTCCTACAGATATGCCGCCGTTTATCTTCATCTGCCCCGGCCATTGATCCTGGATACTGAGCCTTTTACTTCCATCATCACATCACTCAGATCATTTATTTCCTTGACAGTTTCCATGAAAAACTTCTCGCGACCCTGGTCACTGGTGTTCCAGCGATCCACGAGCTTGATTACCATACTTTGTGAATTGGACATTTCAGTTGCTAATTTGGTTAAATCTTTTTTGATCTGCTCCAGATCCTCGGTCTGGTCCCGCTGGCTGCGTATTAGATTCATTATCATAAAAGCAAACAGAATGCATACCAGACCCGCTGCCCCCGCCTGTAAGTATATATCGATGAATTCTTGCATCACTCATATCTTGTCAAGTTCATACCCGGCCACTTCCCAGCCGCCACCGCAGCCAGTTAATACGACCGTGAGAATGAAAATGCCGAGCAGCAAAAGCATCAGCCCAGCAAATACTCTAAACTCATTCGGCTTCATCTGCTTTCTTCTCGGCTTCCGCTTTGATAGTGTCTTTGTATGCCTGAATCAATAAATTGATCTCGCCGAGTTCCATCTCCAATGCTTTCTTCCGGGCCTCCAGTTGCTTAAGTCGCTCTTCCATGTTTCCCGTTATTCCCCCGGATTATCGGCGGTTTGCTTTTCAGCCCAGGCGGCTTTTACTTCATCCGTCCATAATGCAGATGCCATGCCTTTAATTTCATCTGATTCACCAGATACATCAGCATCGGGCGTTAATACACGCCTGTGATACGATGAAGAAAGTTCTGTACCATCTTCCATAATGGCGGTTTTCTGCCGTTCATTAATATGTTTGTATTCTGTTCTCACTTCATAATCGTAAGTTATTTTCTTTTCTAATGCCATAATCGGCTCCTTTGTTTGTTATTCGTTTCCATTCAATTATCCAATTGAACTTGAATTATGTATTGTATATAACTGTAAATAAGCAGATATTGACATTAGCAGATGTTCCGTCCGTTAAGTCTGCGGGTGCTAAACCACTAATACTCCCGTCGGCAGCATCCCGATACGTCAAATTTGCGGTTGTTGAATTTTGCTCCATCCATATTCCAGAAGGATGGTCATCCGCAAATGAGGCTGAATATCCTATTCCACTGGAAGCGATTGAAGCTGAAGCATTTGAGGTAAATGGGAATCCAGCTATAACTACAGACCCAGAGGCTCCAGTAACATCTACATCATCTGTGCGGATATATGCCGATGCTTTTACTAAATTACCGATTTTGGTATATGTTGCTTGAATAACTTCCATTGTCATAGTTGCGAAAGACCCCGATGAACTCGTATAAGCAGGTGTCCAAGTCCCTTCCTCATAATCATCCAGAACCTCGCTTGTCATACCACCCGCATCACTTGTAGCGGCAAAACTAATACCTTTGCCAGCAGTACCGAAGATGAGGTCGCCTGCGGATATTGTGACATCGCCATTATCTCCTTCAATCCTCATTACTTCCTTATCAACAGAGTCATCCCGAGTTCCTGTCCTGAAAACAAAATCGGCAAGTTCATACCTGTTGTCAAAATAAGTATGGTAATTCATATCACCATTGAAGTAAATATCAAGCCCAAGGTAGTCATCGCTTCTTCGGAGAAACAATCCCGCATCTTGATCTGTTGCTCCACTTCTAATTTCCAACGCTGTACCATCACTATCAAAGAATCCCCCAATAGGTACGGATGCCGCAGGAGCCGCAGTTCCGAGACCCAAATTCCCTGAACTATCCAGCCTCATTTTTTCAGCCGCCGCCGCTGATGTGTTTGTGGCGAATACGATTGCAGTAGAATTATTATCAGCCGCAAAAGTATCTTCTGCCTCACCCCATATGGATGCACCAGCCAGGATTGCATCGGTTCCGCTGGACTCTAATGGTGCAAGAAAATCAATTCTTCCTAATACATCATTGTCCACTACCGTTAATTCAGCAGTTGCTAAGTTTAGTTTTCCTGCTCCAGTTGCACCCGTGCCTACTGTCCCACGAATTTCTGCATGATACTGTGCTAATTTTAGAGCGAATGTTGTGCCGTTGTCCCCGTCCTTTACATCCACCAATGTGGTTGTATTACCGCCACCGTCCCGGTCAACGTGTAATAGTTGTTCATAACTGTCTGCTATTGCTTGTGAGCCTAAAGCTGCCATAATTAACTCCTAATTAATTTTATACAATGTCTTCCCATTTTCGTGTTTCATTTTCCCAGATGTCATTGACCTTGCTCCATAGATCACGGGCCAGCCGTGCGGTCTGGACAACATGGGACGCTAATTTTAATCCTAATGAAAGCATTAGCCTACATAGGCTATTACTTTACCCGTTGCAAGAAGAAATCCACTCCATCTTCCGAAGATAGTCATACCCTGTGGAAATGTTACACTATCTGCTACAGCACCGCCGTCTGCGTCAATATCCGTTCCAGTATATTGTGTACTTGGATAAAGCTGGTCGGATGCAGAAATCAATCCAGAATTCCCGGTATCAAATGTAGTGTCTTCTAAAAATTGGATTGCAACGAAAACCCCGTTGCCCTGGGCGCACGTTACTGCATTGGATGATCCAGTAACTAAAATGGAGCCCCCCTGGCCTAAAGCCGCGTTCTGGGCATCGATGACTGCTAATTGTCTTGAACTTGCCATATTTTCTTCCTCTCTAAGGTTTGACTACCGTGAGTGAGCAGTAAGTTGCTAACTATATCACAATAATTCTATTCTCGTACTTCTTTTACTTTGCAGCCTTTGGATTCATAGCGTTTTTTCGCGTCTTTATCCCAGGCATCTACAGACCGATAAATCACTTTGCCGTTAGGCTTGGTGATCTCATATCTGGTAACTTTTTTTTCTAAGTCTGGCATTTGTTTTCTCCAGTTAGTGCTGGGGGGCAATGAATACCCCCCAGCGTAGTTCATTTACTGATTAAGTAGATGTTTCCGTCTTGATTTCAACACCATACACATCAACCAATTCGCTGGACGCGAAATAAGCGTTCCCAACGAGTTCAGTTAATGCCGCGGGTTCATCCCGGCCTGACTTAATCTCGATCATGCTTCCACCGCCCAGGTCAATATACCCGCACCCGATAGCGTCAGAGGAGAACATAGCCCCAATATGCTGGTCAGATGTGGAATTAACCGCACTGGATGTGTAAAATGTGATCGGCCCGAGTTTCGTCACAACACCATTGTTATAGTATTGGTCTGAAACTGGATTACTGGCAGTATTCAAAGAGCCATGTGAAACATCAGCAACGATAGCTGCTGTTCCAGATCCTAGCTCTTTAGAAAGACCGAATGCACCCCACATTTGGAGAGGATGCAGTACGCAATGATACGGTTTCGGAGCGTCATTCTCCTCCAGCGATGCAACTGCGCCCCAGATTTGATCCATACGGATTAAATCTGTTGTCAGATTTGACTCATTAGAAAATCCGTCAAACAGGGCAGCAATTTTCTCATCGAATACCCGTGCCAGTTGATTACCAAGCAGTTGCCCAGCGTGTACCATTACCGCATCCGCATTCACGAATGAAGATAGATCAGTGATCTGTGCGTACAGACCGTATCTGATTGGTGTAACGTCCACAGCGGTTGTTTCAACATCTGTGAGTGCAGCATCTGCGCCTTCTGCGTTTGCCGACATGGTCGGATCAACAGTCCCGGAGCTCCACTTCGTGTAAACCGGGAATCTAACCACCGCATTCCCTTGAGGGGCTGCTTGCATTGTAATACATTGTGCCATTACGTTGGCTTTTTGGAACTGTACGATAGCTGCTGCTACCGCGGTACCCTTACCACCAGCCGCTACAGCGACATCTGTTATTTCGCCACTTTGTGCCATGAAATAACTCCTATTCTTTTACTCTCTATCAACTGCCCTGGTGGGCCTTCAAGTAGAGTTAATTATTTTTTATTTAACGTGCCTTCACCAATCCCTGCAAAATATCCAACAGACCTGGGCGATTTGCCCTTTGCGGCCCGGTCACAGCGTCCCTTGAGCTCTCCCAGATAGTCATTGTAATTCATCTTTTGCCCTTTATAGTAGGCATCCGCATCCTTATCCGGGGTTGTAACATGACACAGTTCCTTTTTAGGATCCAGGTCAACGCCAAACGGCTTGTGACCGCCGTCATTGATCTTTTCCTTATTCTGCTTGACAATTATTTCTGTCATTACCGTGGCTTGTAGTTAGGGATATTCTGAGCCAGCCATTTCTCGGCTTCTTTAGGATTTTTGGTGGCCATTTCAACAATATTGTTGTACCCGCCATAATTGGTAGGTGCCTTGGCCACGGAATTATCCACATTCACGCGAGTTTCCGAACTGCTGATTATTTTACCGTGAACGGCTTTTAACTTGCTAAACGGCAAGTCGCCAAAGGTTTCACGATCTTCTTCTTCAAAATCATTAAGAAGCTCTTGGCGCATTGCAGTTTCCTGCTGTTTCGCACTTTCCACAATGGGCTCAAGCTCGGCAATCCTGGTCGCCCGCTCTTCAGCCAGCGTTTGCCATTCCTGCTGCTCCTCAAGTTGTTTCTGCCTGGAATCCTCAATCTGTTTTTTCAGTTTGGCATTCTCAGCTTCCACTTTTTGACTTCGTGCCCGGTACTTCTTGCTTTCCGCGATCAATTCGCCAACATTGGGCTCTATTGACTGATCCTGGCTGTTAGTTGCCGACTCTTGAGCATTAGCTGGCTGCTCACTCGCCATTTGCGCGCTCTGCACTTTATCTTCGGACATTCTGTCCTCCTGTTATTAAGCTTCTCATACTATACACCAACCGATGACAAGAAACGGTTTATATATGGAGCACCACCGGTGCCCCATGTTGTTTAGAAATGTTTCTGGCCACCATTTCAGCTATGCCAACCGCGATCTTCTCTTCGACCAGCGGTCCTAAATTTTGATTCTCCGCAACTCTGCGTATTTCGTTATTTACATCCAGCTTGGTACCGGCTTTAGACTTGCGAATCCCGTATTTTATTTGAATGTCATTACGCATTTTTGCCACCTGGACCCTGAACTTTTCAAACATCTGGCCAGTCAGGATATAATTGGGCGGTGTAATACCGTAACTGATCTGGCCAGTCTTCCCGGTCCTGCCGGTAGCCTTGCGCCTGGCGTAATCCCTGGTATATTCCTTAAACTTCTGGCCATCCGCATCTATCCCTGTACGCATCTGGTCAATATGCTGCTCTTTGACATCTTCAGCGTATTTTTTTATCTGCGCTGTAGAAAAATCCAGGATCTTGTCAAACTTGAACATCTTCAGGAATAAAGAAGTGACGGCAGTTGGCACCACCGGCATTTTCCAAAGCATCTGGTTTAATATCGCGTATCTGCGCCTTGGTTAATGGCTGCTGATCCAAGAACTGCCTGCATACCGGCCGGTTCTTATTGTCACGGGGCCCGATATAACTATAAAGCGTTCCTGGCGGCAGGCCGTCTGTCATTGTAAGCACCACAGCACGGCCATAATTGGATAGCATAGTCCCAACCATATTGTCTATCCTGGGTACCGTAATTTTAAGATTGTTGCGGACCAGGTCACGGATTTGATCTCCATCCAGGTTGCTGATAATGCCCTGGGAAACACTGCTGCGAATAGACTCTGCAACATTTACCGTAACTCCATTGATCGCGTTACGGTGGATACGTCTAAGTGCCTGAATCTGAACTTCACTCGGGTTCCCGAAATACGGCAGACCATCCAATAAATTATCGCTGAAGTCCATGTAGGTATTGATCCCGGCCACCAGGCCCATAGTCTCAGCAACGTTATCCTCATCATAAACTAAACGACCGAAATTGAGTAAGGCCAATATGACCAGGACTTCTTCAATGACTGATTCATCTTCTTCATTTTCAATCCCGCTTATCAGTTCTTCCTGAAAAGCATTAATCGTTTCCGAATAACTGTTGACTGCTTGATCTATTAGCACTTTGTAGCCTGTTAAGTAAATTATTCTGCGGTTCCGGCTGGGCTTTTAATGCTTCCTGCCGCTCAATAAACCGCTGTCTATCTGAGTCATTTGCATCTGGATTCGTAAAGTCGTACCAATCAATAGGCTCAGATAAGCCGCGTCGGAATTTCCATTCCCAATATGCAATCTCACTTTCCGGGGTTAAAGCATAGTTTGGCTCCAGAAAATCAACTTTATAATCTTCGCCCACATCTACGCCAGTTTCTACCTGGATGATCCTGCGATCCACCGCAAATCTCCGATGCTCCCACGGCCGCCAGGTGTCTTCAGTCACTGCTGTCCTTTCATCGACATTTTCCATTTCGATTATGCTTAAACTGGCCGCCGACGGCGCATTCCCGGAATCTGACCGGGCATACTTCGCGCGAATGTGATTATTGTTTAAAGCCGATTCAACCAGGAACCTGGTTGCATCTACAATTTCTGTGAGACTGCCGCCGCTGTTGGTTACTCCAAAGTTTGCGCCTTCTGGCAAATAAATAATTTTGTCGCTGCCAATGCGGATATCACTCGCTGAATCAACTGATGTCACATACTTTATCCCCATCGCTCCATACCGGATGGCCAACTGTAGCTCAAACTGCGCCACATTGACCGCCAGGTCAACATCTGCGATGTCCTGGGCATTACCTACATAAAAGTCGCGGATCGGGGGGTACCGGTGGCTGAATGTCACTGGCAGCAATCCGTATGGATTAATATCGTTTTCATTCACTTTAATCTGGTGACCCAACTCATCCATCAAATAATGCTTGCCAGGCACACCGTACCTTTCTTCAGTCCAAATTGCGAAAAGTGGCTTCTCAACCCTGGCATTTCCATAAAATTCTATGGGATAACAAATGCCTACCGGCCTGTCTTTACTGTCACCAGCTAAAAATATCGGTGTAAAATGTGAAATTGTCTCGTAAGTGAGCCGATTCTCAATCTCGTCCCACCTGGAACGGAATGCCATGGTGCCAAGTAAGAAAGTAAGGCGTTCTAATAATCTGCGCTGAGAGATCAAAGTAAATTTGTCGATCGAATCAAGATACTTATCACCAACAGTCAGTTTGGGGCTGCGCTTGAAAGACATGGAACGAATAGACACCACGCGCTTAGTTAGATTCTGCTGGATGATAGGGGCCTGGGCTAATGTCTCCCGGCCAAAATAACGGGAAATGTACCGGTCTGTCTCCGTACCCTCGTACCAGTCAAGCAAATAATCCACCTCGCGAGTCCTGGCATCCTCGATCTTGTTCAAGGTTTGCTTGAGCGCAGAAATGACAGAAGATTCAGATAGGTCTGGTATAGTAAGCATATCTATATATTCACCTAATCGATGACACGAAATCAACCATGCCAGCTTTGTTATTGCGGATCGGAAACAGATTAACTATCATAAATCTGAGCGCATCACACGCATGCTCACGGCCATCCTTGACCGGCTCATGCCTTAACGATTGCTCCGCTTTGTGCTCCGGGTAATGATAGTTTTCGTATGAACTGAGCGACTCCTTGCACTTCGGATGCATGAAAAAGTGTGCCTTACCATCCGCATCCTCAAACCAACTTCGCATATGCGATACTCCACTGACTACATTCCGGGTCACCGCGTCACGCTTAATGGTGACCCGTAAATTATTCGCGGCAAATACACTCCAATCCGATCGGCCCGATTGAAGATTCATACCACTACCCGCCGGATCACCATATATCGCCGTATAATGATATGGCTTGGCCTTCATCGCGTCCGCTAACTGCTGTGTGGTAGAATTGGTCAGGCTGATCTCGTCAATCTGATGTATGTCGGCGAATCTGTCGGTTTCATTTCGTAACTGACAGATAACAACATGGGCCTGCCGGTATCCGGGATCGACTCCCGCGTATACTGGCTTACTGGGGTCATATTTAATGTCTTCGCGAACACTTTGAAATCTGTCCAGCGGAAAGCATTTTCCCTGGTATGACTGGAATTCACAAAGTATTTCCTGCCTGAAAGTTTCTTTCGTAAGCGTTCTTTTGAGGTCATTTATGTCATCCTTGAAATATGGGCTGTCTGTACTGGGGAAACGCCAGGAAATCCACTCCGGGTAATCCTCAGATTCCCCGTATTTGAAGTAATCCCAACCATGGTTGAATCCACGCGGGGTGGAACAGAATAATGCCCAACCCTCCCGATCAGCCAGGGTGGGCCGGAGATACTGCTCATAAGTATTGCGTGATATGAGCGCGAATTCATCTATTATTAAGTAATCAACACCACAAAATGACCCCGCAAGGTCAACCCTCGCCAATAAGACTGTCAGCAGCATCCGCTGACTTCACTACGAGCTCACTACCCAAACCGGCAATCTTCATACTGTAAAGCTCACCGTTAATTTCTTTCTTTGTCTCCAATGGCAACTGCAACTGCTGCATTACCATTCGCTTGACCTCCCTGGCAATCTTCTGGGCCAGGGCGTAGTTGGGACCCACGATCCAGCCCCTGGTCTTTGGGGTCAATAACCATGGCATGATCTCATGGGCCGCCATGTAGGACTTCCCAGAGCGTCTGCCCATGAAACAAACGCGAAAACGAAAATTATCTGCGTTATGAACGTGCAATTGCTGTGGAGTCGGGGTGTACCCCAAGATCTTCCAAAGCTTTTGCTTGTTCATTATTTTTCTTATCAACCGGGTTTTCCTGAAATCCGCATTCGCGCAGGATCGTTTCTAAATTGCCAGTCATGTCAATCGCAGTACGCTCATGCATGTTTAAGAAATTCTTAGATAACCATATCTGCATGGCAATCGAACCGTTCTGAGCCGATTTAAACATTAAATTTCTCAATTTTAACTTCATCTCAGAGCGGCCAGCCTGGTACTGGGATCGGAAATTCTTACGGATAGTGCTCTCGTCACATCCGAAGTATTTGCCCAGGTCAGCGTAGCTACAACCAAAACTGGCCAGCATCTGGACCTTTGTAGGATCTATGTCTTTACTGTTCATACTTATTACCGGAATCGATGACACGTTTTATTTTTTTAATCGACCGGGCCCAATATATCTTGCAGCTACCCTCGGAAATCCCGAGCTCATCGGCGATGATGGGGTAGGTGTGCTTCTGGCATCTCATCTTGAAAACTTCTAACTCACGAGGCGAAAAACTGTCGTAAAACTCGTGGGCCGCTAACTGGAGCCAGCGCAGTTCCGACGGGATGAGCCCGCTGCGGAAGGCGATCATTTTCTGGATGTACTCATC